GCCTCAAGCGCCTCTAGAACCTTTGCCCAATTTTCACGGGTGTGCTTATCCATGTCCGCATTATGGGCGTGGATTTAGCGAATGGGTCTAGTCGCAGGCCATAGAAATGGTGATGGATTCACCAGAGCCGATCGCAGTGGTGCGGGAACGGACGTAGCGCACCACTCGATTGGGGTAGAAATGCGCGTCGATTCCGGATTCGCTGTGAGACTTGACTTCGTCTAGGGAGAACCAGTTTGTCCCGTCAATACTGCCCTCGTCGACGACGGTGACGCTCCCGCCTGTGACTTCATGAACGAACGTAAAGTTGATGCCACTGACTTCGACAGCATCAGTTGCGGCAATTGAAGTGAGTGTGCCAAGGGTTACAATGTTCTCGCGACGTGAGGCCCAGCTTCCGTAAATCTCAGGCATCAGTCTTTCATCAACATGATTTGGGTGATCTTGCCGTCATCGAGCAGCATCACCTCACGCGCGGTGTAAGCCGTGCCATCAACGGTCACTGCTGATCCCCGAGTAACTGAGGTGAAGTCTTCTGTTTTCACTAAAAGCTTGTAATCGGTGGTTAGGACAACACCGTCGGCAATGATTTCGGAAGGCATGTCGAGAATGCCCACACCAGTATCACTACCAGCGGTAACGGCCAAACCGAAACCCCCGGTTGAAAAGAAGACGTCTAAATTCTCGGTGAATGCCATCAGCAATAGCAGGCCCGATGCCGAGGCAGGGCGGAAACAAATGAATTCTAGCCTGCATTAGTCGGGGACACTACGAGGGCGGGTTAAGGCACAGGAACTGCGGTTTTGTATGGGTGATCAGCAGGGAGGTTGGCGGTTAGTCCCCATTTGTGGGCTAGGTAGCCTTCTAGTTTCTGGCGATTTACAGTGCTCAGCAACGTAGAGCTTACAATCATTTCAGCAAATTTAATGGCTGGAGTGTATAGAAGTGAACCACCGACCCTAATGACTCCGAAGTGAAGATCGCTATCAACAGCGTACCCAACATTAGAAGGCGCTGTATTGGTTGAAGTTGTAATTTGATTTGCCAGACCAAGATTGACTTGTGATCCGTTCGCAAATAGAGAAGTGCCAGAGGTGGAGTTTTTACTATTTAATATTTGAGCGGTATTGGCTGCACGTGTGTACGTAGCGCTACCTAGGCGACCGGAGGAGAAAGATGAATTTTCCAAGCCAAGGTTAATAAGCTCTCCACTTAAGCTGCTAGTTATAGAAGCAAGGAATAATCCTCTATTACTTGGGTAACTTCCACTTGCACTGCCAATGTTTCCAAACCCCCAGAAAAAGCCAGTATTAACATCAGCGGCCGCCGCTGCAGGTGTTTGAGTCACCATGTAAACATCAAGCGCATTAAAGCTACCGATTCCCGTAATGGATGACACGAAGCTATCGCCCGTGCCATCAAGTTGGACCGCTGGTTTGTTGGTACTCATGCCAGTGGCGCTGTAAGTGGGGTTACCACTGGCGGTTGCATTATGGCCATTGCCACTTTTGTCAGCCCACGCAGTGATCGCACCGCCACTCTCGGTGATGGTGCTCGCATCCGCAGCATCTAGCCACAACGCCGTATCAATATCAGCAGGTGTCCAGTTGTTCTTCTGAGTCCCCGTAATAATCCAGCTCATCGCAACACCTCCGTTTGATTAGTGGCAGTGACTAATAGGTCGTGATTTGTGTAGGTCATGGCGTCGGTCCCACGAGTTTGTATGGATGGTCGCTGGGGAGGTTGGCGGTTAAACCAAACAGGTGGGCGTAATAACCCTCAAGTTTTTGTCGATCTAAAGTGGACAAAACAGAATCGCAAATGATTATTCCGGCAATTTGGCCAGCCATATTCCCTTCATTAGATCCTGAGTTACGCTTGCCAATGTACAAACCATCAGTATTAGCTAGCGGGGTATTATCTGGATCAACTTCGCCATCAACAATAGTAGCTTCCGCAACGGTTGACGCGACTAACTTTGTCCCGTCTCTGTAATGTTTAATTGTGCTGCCGTCCCATGTCCCAATATCAATCAACCATAAATCCTGATTTGGGGAATAATTAGATGCTCTTCCTCCGGCTATAGCTAAGGAGCTGTTGTCATTAAAGTAGTAATCAGAGTCACTGAGCCCAGCGCCATTTCCTTTCTGTATCACCCTGAAACCGCCGCTCTTTTTGTAAATGACAGCAACTGTGCTAGGTGCGATTTGTGCATTAAGAGCATTGGCGTGTGCCACCGTCATAAAATCGTTAATGCCATCAAGCGTCAAAACGCTTTTATTGTTTAGAGCGTTTGTGGTATAAGTAGGGCGGCTACTGGAAGTCCCTTGGACTGCATTTCTACCGTTGCCACTTTTGTCGTCCCACTGGCTAACAGCTCCGCCACTCTCGGTGATCGTGCTCGCATCAGCAGCATCCAGCCACAACGCCGTAGACAACATGCTGGGATTCCAGACGGTCTCGTTCCAGGTGAACTCCTTCGCCAACGTCACCTTCCCAGGTACATAAATCGGGCTCATGACATCACCTCCGCAGCAGTCGTAGTGTTGGAAACTTGTGTGTAGGTCATGGTATAGCTGCTCCGATTGCGGTGATAAGGGTTGTTACTCTGGTGTCAAGTAAGGCGAGGTCTAGGGATTCACCGATGCTGTAGAAGGCGAGGCGGGATGTTGTGTGCGACTGAGGACCAATGCCTGTCGTGTTTTGGGCGAACACAAACAAATCACCGCTTACCGGCGTCGTAGATGTGCTAGCGATCGTTGAGCTTGCTCCGCCAATTCTGGCTACATACTCAGAGCTGCTTGTTCTTGATGTGCCATAAAAAGTTGAGTCACCAGCTAGAGCAGACCCGAAAGATTGCGAAGTATCAGCATTAGGAACATCTCTAAATAAATTGAAAGCAATAAATCGTCCCCCGACGCCTGTCGTAGGAGTACCCTGTCTAACCCCTAAAGCAAGATTCGATTGTATTGAACTAGCAAATGCGCCTAGATGGTGATTATCTTGCGGATCAGCATTGTTATTCCTGTTGCTATCCAGATACTTAGTACTTCCATCGCCAATCAACCCCGTCTCCCGGTCATAATCCCCAGAGACAAAGTTGTAGTTCGTAGGAGCAGTCCCAACAAGCGGCACTAAGGCTCCAGCAAGTGTTCTAGCGCCAGCAAGGATGCAACTCGCCTTGATTGCATCCCAGATGCCATCATTCTTGCAGCCAACAACGAAATCATTGATCGCCTTGGCTACACCAAATTCAAGATCCTGGCCATCGGCTGCCTCCACAGCAGCGACATACGACACTGCATCAGGGTCGGTCAGTCCGTTCCAACCAGGCACCCATCGCAGCGTCATACATCACCTCCATCGGGCTCAGTAGTGTCGTTGTCTACTGGTTCAACCCAGCCGTAGGGTTTGCCGTCTGCCTGGAACTGCGGGTCAACAGGACCGGCGTAGTAAGGACCGACCTTATACAGCTCAGCCCGTTGGCGAACAGTCTCCACCACGCTGGCGGTGAAATACTCTTCAGGTGTGGTAGCAGTTGTGCTGCCTTGTACAAGACTGAACTCAGCCACCAGGGCGGGCAGCAGTTCGTCGGGAATGTCAATCGTAAATTGAGCCATGAGAAGAACCTCCTTCAGGATTTGATAACGGCAAAGCCGATCACGATGGCTTCACTTAAGGAGCCTGCCGTGATGTTGCGAACGTTGATGCTGGCAGAACCAGCAGCAGCTTGTGCGTTAAGCACATATGCGCCTGCTGTACCACCGGAGACGTGATTCAAAACCAGCAGATCAGTAGCTGCAATGCTGGTATTAGTAAGCGTAAAGCTAACTGTTGTATCTGCGCTCAGTGCTGCACCGTTCATGGTGATCGCACCACATGGAGCGTTGAGTGTGACGCCAGTGCTTTTGTTAGTGGCTTGTGTAACGGTGCCACGACCAGTGCCGTAGCCAAAAGTTCCAGCAGTGGCGTCATAGCTCAGATTGCCACCAGCCAAAGCACCAGCATTGTTATAGGTAACTTGCCCACTAGACCCAGCAACTAATGCAACGGTGCCAGTTGCGTCCGGGAAGCTGATCGTGCGGTTAGCAGTCGGTGTAACTACTTGAACAGTAGTGGTATAAGTACCACCATCATCCAAAGTAATATCACCGCTAACATCAAGGTCAGTAAAATCACCGCTGGGACTATCAAC